TTAGTTTGTTGATAGTTACTGTTATGTTACTTTTGTTTGCTAATTCAGAAGCTCTAACCTTAATCCATTCAGCATCTTTGTTCTTTGGATTATAAGCCTGCCTATACGCTTCAGTTTGATTACCTAGTGTTACACATAGCTCTGCAAACTTCTGCTCTTTAGGGGTTAGCTCCTTATCCATGAAATTCTGTTTTGTCTAATTTAAAAGTACCCTTCCCACTTTCGTAGAAGGAGCATAGGATATACTTCTTAGTTTCATAGCTAATGTATATCTTCTTATTGTTATATGTGTAATTTTTGCTCCAGTCCATTTCTTTATAATCTTTTACCATTCTGCTCTATTCTATTTCTGTTTAACATCTGTTCGTTTACCTCGCTATTGTTTACCACTTCAAATATAAAGTTACTGGGTAGATATTTCCACCTTTGAATTAAAGAGGCATACTGTAGAGCCTTATAATGTTTACGTTTAATCTTCATATAAGTTAATAAAATATACTTCTCCTTCTGTTTCTATTGTGGCATTCGCTGCCCAAATAGTAATATAACCATTCATATACTCAGTAACCATATAAAGGTTTCCGTCCTCGTGGACTTCTAAACAGTAATTATATACGTTCTCCTCCATGCTCCTCCACTAGTCTATTATAGCCTGCTATCATTCTTTGATAGTATCTCTGCTTGCATATTCCACAGCCTAGATTCAATCTTATATTTTTATCCTCCTCTATGTACTTCAAGAATAATGCAGCTATTGCCTTGTTTATATTAGGGTCTCTACTAATAGCATTCAACTTTTTATATGCTTTTAAATAAGGTAGATAGTCTTTTATCTCCTCAAATAATGGGTGCTCTTGTTTTATTCCTGTAAAAGGTTTTAACTCCTCTATTCCATGCGCTACATCGGGCATGGCATCCAACCACTCTAAGAGGACTTGTTTAGTCATTCCCTTAGTGTTTATACCTAGCTTAGTTGCATAGCTCTTTAAAGCTCCCCATTTTAGTTTTCTGTAGTCCATTAGTCTTGTTTTGCAAAGTATAAAAATATAACCATGTAACTCAGGTCCATAAAAGCAATAGACAAAGATAGTCCAGTCCAAAAAGAAAGACAATAGGCACAGTTAAAAGGCTTAATGTCTACTGAACTTATTAAGGTTCTCGCAAAGTAATACCTATACTTAAAACCCTCCTTAGTCGAAAAGGTTTGTTTAAATATACTTGTCCATGCTAATATAGTCAGTATTGAAATTATTATTATAGTCATTTGTTGTTATTTCTTATTTTGTTGTATATGCTTTCCATTCGTTCCTTTGCTGTGGTTCTATGTATCCCTGTGTGGTCTGAGAATAGTTTTATAGATAAGTTTCTTTTTACTATTTCTTCGACCCAAATACGCTCCATTTCGTCTAACTGTTTAACCTGCTCTAGGTACTCCTTATAAACATTGTTACTAATATACGGAATATCTTTTAACTTTAAGTAGTCAAGCTCTGTAGATTCTTGTAAAACATTATCAAAATGCAAGCGGTTAAACTCGCTACCTGATAAGTGAAACATCTTATAAGCTACAACGAAAATAAAGCCATCTATCTTATTTAGGTTGCTAGGTAGCTCATGAGTCAAAAAGTATATGTTAACCTCCTGCGCTAAGTCTTTCCAGATATCAGAATGCTTACAGATATTCTTACAAGCAGTTTCTATTACTTGCCTCTTTTCTTTTATAAACTCTTCGTTCACGTCTGTAAATATAGTAATTTTTTTTGTCTTATATTTTTGATAACGTAATTGTCATGAATTAGTTTCTTTGGTGGGTTAATTTTATCTATATGTTTTAAAAGGTTTAACTGCTTCATAGCTTCTTAATCTTATCTTTATAAATTACTTTTAGCTCTATCAATTCTGGAATAGAATATTTTACAGTATCGTTAGCTATTGATTCTAAATACTCAAATCTTTCTATTCCTATCTTTTTAATTAGTGCTTCTCTGTATGGTATTAAATTACCCGACAAATAAGTATTGCAATATTCACACGCTGAGTGTACATTATCTTCATTGAATCTAACAGAGTAATGATTATTTGCATTGTAATAATGTGAAGCATTAACCTTTTTCATGTTTGGATTACCACACGATATACAAGGCAGTCCGTTATCCCTTGCCCTTATAAATTTATTGAATATTATTTGTAACTCCTTAACATGGTCGCTATAAGTTTTTAGCTTTTCTTTTAATACTTTCTTTTCCACTTTCCACTCTTTAGCTTTTACTTTGTTTTTATATTCTAAAATACAGCTAGGCTCAAAGCAAGTTTTCTGGAGAAAGTACTTAGGCTCAAATTTATCTTTGCAAACTTTACAGCGTGGCATCTGCACAATTAAAATATTCTCTAATCTTATATAAGTCAGAGCCATTTAAGTCAAACCACTCACCTCTTACTCTTTTATCTTCAAACATCTTATGTAAGTCTTTTTCATCTCTTACTCTTGCCTCGTGATTAAACAACATCTCTATAGTGGGTTTTTCAGATTGTAAAGTCCTTTCTCTATACTGTGGGTTTTTTGACCTTCCTATTTTATAGTAACCTGTATTCTTATCAATCATAACATAAACCTTTGTAAATTTTGTTTGCATCTGTGCAGGAGATTTATCATTAATAACATCTTTTAAATTTGTTACATAAATTCTACAATCACTACGAACCTCGTTTAAGTTGCAATCTAAAACAGCACCTAAAACTGTAGGCTTTTCACCTCCATAACCATAATCAAAATCTCTATGAGGCATAAACCTTATGTCGGTAGCTTTAAAATAAAAAACCTCGTCATTATCCATTAAATCTCTAAAGCCATAAGAGTGCCTAAAAGCATTATCCTTATCCTCAATTTGATATATTTTATTTTTTTTAGGATAGAGTTTTTTAATCTCCTTTTTATTTTCTCTACACCATTCTATTCTCTCTTTTTTTAGTTCTGATAACTTTTCTCTAATAGATTGCATTTTATTATCAAATTTGTTTAGTTCTTCTATTACGTTCATAATTTTTAATTTTAGTTTTAATCGTTTAATTAGTTTAACTGGTCTTTAATATACTGTATATACTTCTCTGTGTACTTTTGGTAGAACTCAGCAAATTGTTCTTTGGTCGGTTCTTTACTCATCTTCTGTTTGCAGTAAAGATACAATACATTTCTTAACCTTTCGCTCTGAGTCTTACCTGAAGGTTTGTCTAGTACAACCTTATCAATTTGGTTTATTTCATCTGTGCTTAGCCCTTCGCTATCTTTAAAGTATAGTATTCCGTTTGTGTCTAGTAGCTTGTCGACCTCCATTAATTCTGTACTAGATTGCTCTAGGCTTGTAATAAAAGAAATTTTTAAGCTTTTGTCTTTTCTGCGTGTTACTCCATCTAAGGAGCATTGTTTAAGTAGTTTCATGTTGTTTTGTTTTTATGTAGTTCTATGTATTCGGTGATATTGTTTGTTCTTTGGTCTGCTAGATTCGCTCTAGTCCTTAGTTTACTGTTTTCTACAGACAATTTATATATCTGTGAATCTTTGTTTTTCAATTCTTTACTGTACATTATGCTCAAGTCATACAACTTGTTAATCTGTTCTAAAGCACTTTTAAGCGTGTTTAAGGTACTTTTGGCATCTTCTGATAGGGTAAGACCCTTTAAGGCATCTTCTTTGCTTAGAGGCTGTTTATAAGCTCCGTTCTTTTCTAGTACCCTTTCAATAAGGATGTTTAATTCTAGTTTTGTAGTTAGCTGTTCTAGTGTCATATTTTAAATTCTTCTTCTTCCATGTAACCACTTAGCCAGTCCTCGTCTTTTGTTGGCTTTGGTTCTATGGTCTTGTTAATATCAAATTCTTTATTTGGCTTTAATTCTGTTTGTTTAGGCTCTATTATAGGCAATTCACTTAATGGGTTCTTTGCATTAGGTGGCAATATACTATAATCTTTTTGCCTAATATAACAATTAAAACTTAAACCTCCCTTGTCCATGTGAAATATTACAGGGCTATCCATAAAACTGGGGGTTCCTCCAGTTTCGCACTCTTTTATTTTGCGGATGTGTACCTCTGTTTTCATCCATTCGCTCTCATGCTGAGTTAGTCGGTGTATTACAATGAAGTCATCTGCACGATTAACCCACTTACCTCCTCCTTCAATATCGGATGCCATTAAAGGGATAGGATGCCCATAAAAGTCGTGACCTTTGCTAAATGTCTTTCTTAGTGCTTCTGTATTACCATGAGCCAAAAGGTAGATACTTTTATTATTTTGTTTGCAAAACATTCTAAACTCAGAAGCTACTGCATAATCTCTTTCGTGGCTATTGCCTTTTATATCTTCGCAAGTTGCTAAACTATTGTAAGGGTCTATAACCAAAGCATCAAAGTACTGGCAATCTTCTAAAGCTGCTTTAAAAACATCTCTAAAGTTCATAAACCTTTTATTAACTCTGTAGAACTTTTCAAAGTCAACAAATTTAAAGTGTTCGCCTATCCAATTAAAATGATATTCATACTGCTGCTCGTCAAGTTCTTTAAGTTGTTTACCTGCATGGAGTTGTATTAAATCTCTTTTTATACCCCCTGTGCTATTCTCTGCGCTAAATATTAAAAACTTTTTACCATGCTTTACAGCTAGGCAAAGGTAATAGTAGAGAATGAATTTAGTCTTCCCAACATTCGCATGACCTGCCATTACATTAAAAGTACCTTGTTTGTACCTTAGATGAGAATCCAGAGGAGCTCCTATTTCTAAACCTAGTTTAAAACTTCCATCCCTAATAGAATCTAAATACTTTTTACCTGAGTTGTTTTCTAATATCATCTATTTAAGTATTCGTTAGGGTCTATTACTACTTTATCTTTCTTTGGTTTGTAAGAATCGTTAAAGTCATT